GTTCAGGTGACTGACAATGTTGGTAACTTGGAAGCTTATGCTGAAATTGATAAGGATCTTGCCGATCTTAATGGTAATAGTGCGATGTGGCGTTTGTCTGAAGAGAAGGCTTTCATTGAAGGCTTGTCTCAGGAGATGGCTGCTACATTGTTCTACGGTAATGAAGACACGGCTCCTGAAGAGTTCACGGGCCTTGGTCCTCGCTTTAATGACAATAGCGGTCCAGAGAATGCTGACAACATCATTGATGCTGGCGGTGCTGGTACCGATAACAACAGTATTTGGTTGGTTGTTTGGGGCGAGAACACCTGTCATGGTATTATCCCAAAGGGCAGTATTGCTGGTCTACAGGTAACTGACAAGGGTGTTGTTACTCTTGAGGATGCTTCTGACGGCTCTAACACGGGTCGGATGGAAGCTTATCGTACTCACTATCAGTGGAAAGCTGGTCTGACTGTTCGTGACTGGCGTTACATTGTTCGTATTGCTAATATTGATAAGAGTCTGTTGGCTCCTGCCCATGCTTCTGGTGCGGACTTACCAGACCTTATGTTCCAAGCCATGCGGCTTATCCCGAATCTCAACAGCGGACGCCCTGCTTTCTATATGTCCCGTGATGTTGCTACCATGGTAGCTCGTCAGGTTGCGGTTGACGGTGCTTCAAGCTTCTTGACTTCGGAGACCAATGCTGGCGATATTCGGTGGACTGAACGATTCCATGGTATCCCCATTCGTAGGTGTGATGCACTCTCCGCAGATGAAGCACGGGTTACGTAAGAAAGGAACCTAAATTATGATTCTTGATGAACGTACGGAGTTTGCTGACGCTACTTCTGTTGGGACTCCTAATAACACTACCGTCAATGTTGGTGATATTATCGACATGGGCGCTGTTACTCGTGATGTGGGACAGGGCCATCCGGTCTATTTGCATATTTCGATTGATACGGCAGTCACCAGTGGCGGTTCAGCTACTGTTGCCTTCCTTGTAGTGTCAGATTCGACCACTACTATTGCAGTTAACGGTACAGCTACTAAGCACTTAGAGACGGATGCTATTGCTGTTGCAACTTTGGTTGCTGGGTACAGCTTTAGTCTTGTGCTTCCGGCAGGTGGCCCAGATTACGAACGCTACCTTGCTTTCCAGGTTAAAGAAACTGCTGGCCAAGCCCTTACTGCGGGTGCTGTCAATGCTTTCATTAGCCCAGATGCACATGGATGGACTTCCTATCCAGATGCCGATAACTAATTGAGGAACAAGGGAGAGAGTGTGTGCTGCTCTCCAGAGGATTAACGTCTAAATCCTACTAAGGACATTCTCTCTCCCCCCTCTCTCTTAAAGGAAAACCAATGAAGACTGATCTTGATACAGTTATTAATAGTGCAGCAAAACTTGCCGGTATGTTTGCTGTATTTGGTGAGATGAGTACTGCGCTAATAGTTATGCGGAATATGCAGAAGAAGTTTGATGGTCTTGAGAAAGCACTGGATACCCAAGAAACTAAGAAGAAAGTATTAGAGACGGATGTTACAGATCTCATCCGACAGAAAAATGATCTTGATGGCACTATTACAAAAGTCATTAAGGCCGCAGAAGTGAAGGCTGAGACTCTTCTTGAAAATGTTCAAACGGAAGGTCGCAATAAAAAGACGATTGAAGATATAAAACTTAAAGATCTTAAGGCAACTATTGTTTTGGAGAGTAATAAACATACTATTCTTATGAAGGAATTTGCGGAGAAAGAAGCAAATATCTCTCAGAATATTACTAACTTAGAGAAAAAGATGTTGAATATTCTTAATAAGTTTAGCGTCTAATGGCTGAAATTAATCCAGTGGTGGGTCTTGAAGGACCGGGAAGATGCTTTCGTGTTACTTGGACTGGATTAGCTAATGGTGATACGGGAACTCCTGTCAGTTTCCCTGGTGCTGCTGATGTTACTGTACAAGTTTTAGGTACATTCGGTACTGGCGGTACGGTAAGGCTGCAAGGTTGCCTCCAGCAGACTCCAGTTGATTATTTCTCTTTAAAAGATCCACAAGGTAATGCCATGACCTATACTTCCTCTGATGCTGAGATGGTTAGTCAAGTTACCGCACATATGCGCCCCAATATTACTGCGGGAGATGGTTCTACTGATTTAACAATCATTGCGCTTTTTAGGAGTACAATGTAGTGGGTATTACGATTCAACGTGGAGCAGGTAGTGCAGCTGGTGGTGCTGGATATTTCCTTGGAAATAGCAGCGGTGCGACCGGAGACACAACGAACGGGCTGGAGGACATCTTCCGCATTCACAGTGCCACGGTTGATAACACATGCGAGATAGCAAGTGGAACCAATGCATCAGCAACTGGGCCATTAACTATTAGTTCTGGAGTCACCGTCACTGTTTCTGGTATTTTGATCATACTATGATAGAGGTTAAATAATATGTCTACACTAAAGGTTGATGCAGTAAGTGCCAAAAGTACAAATGGCAACCTAGTCCTGTCCGGTGATGGAAGCGGCGTAGTTAAGATTGGTGATGGAGAACTTAGTTTCCCTGACGCTGATGGTAGCTCGGATCAAGTTATTAAAACAGACGGCTCTGGCGTTCTTAGTTTTGTTGATGCTGCTGGTGGTGGTGCTAATTCAGTGGATAGCGATCAATATGTAGATGGTTCTATAGACAGTGTTCATCTGGCGGCTGATGTTATAACGAGTGCTAAGATTGCGGATGATGCTATCGACTCAGAGCACTATACCGATGGCTCTATTGATAATGCTCATATCGCAGATGATGCTATTGATAGTGAGCACTATGCTGCGGGATCAATAGACACAGCGCACCTAGCAGACGACGCCGTCACGCTCGCGAAGATGGCCACGGGCGTTGATGGGTCAATTTTGACCTATGATGCGTCTGGAAATCCAGTCCACGTTGGTCCGGGATCGGATGGAGAGGTGCTCACCAGCACGGGTGCTGGATCACCCCCGGCATTTGAAGCTGCTGCTGGTGGTGGCAAGATGCTGCAAGTTGTCTCCACCACAACCACGACCAACTTTCAAACAAGCTCTACTAGCTATGTAGACGTACCCAACCTTACAGCCTCCATAACGCCAGCGGACACAGGCTCTAAAGTTTTAATTTTAGTTTCGCTCGCCGTGTTCACTGACTCCGATAACAGCGCAGTGGGCGAGTTTAAAATTGTCCGAACAATAGGAGGAACTGCAACAAACCTATATGTTTTTTCGCAAATCAGTCATAATGCCAGACAGAGTACAAACCACTTTTTGATGCAGCTTGATAGTCCATCTACTACGAGCGCGGCTACTTATAAACTACAGGTGTTCATAACCGACCAGTCGGGCTTTCTTCAGATCAATCGCAACGACAACGCTGACATTGCCAGAAGTGTGATCACATTGATAGAAGTAGGAGCATAAGATGGATTATACAATATTCCATGCGTTGTTATCCTTACGACCCGGCGCAGAGTGTGTCGTAGTTGACAATTCGCTTTCGGGAATTGATTGGCATGATTCAAACCAAAGTCAGCCAAGCGACGAAGAAATTTCCATTGAAATAACACGATTGACTGCCGCTGAACCTATGCGTCTTTTGCGTATCGAGCGGGATAAAAGTTTGCATGATTGTGACTGGTGGGCATCGTCTGATCTAGAGATGAGTCAGGATCAAATTGATTACCGCCAAGCCTTGCGAGATTTGCCAGCCAACACTGATCCTGCTGATCCAACTTGGCCCGCGCAACCCTTAACGTATCGTAGGTAATCAAAGATGTATGCAGAACTAACTAAAACCACCAAATCCTTCGGCGTTCCCTCGACGCGGTTGTTCAGTCGCACCAGCAAGGGCTGGACCGACGCAGGGGGCATCCAGCATCCAGCGAGTATTTTTACGATCTGGTCGGACAGGGAACTCCGCGCCATCGGCCTCGCTCGCGTCGATGAGACGCCTGTCCCAGAAGGCAAGATTGCCGCTGAGACCAGCGAGAAGAT